AGCTCTGCAACGACTGGGGGCACCATCGTGGCTACATTTACATCTATGGTGACGCTACTGGAGGTTCTCGAGGTTCTGCAAAGCTACATGGTAGCGACTGGGATATCGTGCGATACCAGCTGCAGAAAGAATTCAGAGATCGCATCTTGTTCAAAGTGCCAAGTGCCAATCCTCCTGAGCGTTCGCGAGTCAACGCCGTCAACGTCAGATTGAGGAACGGTGAGAAGAAAGTCCGCCTAATGGTGGACCCGAAGAAAGCTCCGCGAGTCGCTAAGGACCTTGAGGGTGTCCGTTGCGTCATTGGTGGCAGTGGAGAGATAGATAAGCGCTACGATTTGAGCTTGACTCACATCTCTGATGCGCTCGGCTACTATGTGGTTGCTGAGTTCCCAATCACCTCTCGGAAACCGACAGTCACGAAGACCCTAGGAGTCTAGTATGCCTATCGACAGCAAGCATCCGCAGTACGAAGGAAAGATCAAGACGTGGCAGACTGCTCGTGACTGCTACGAAGGCGAGGAGGCCATGAAGAAGGCAGGCCAAGCCTACATTCCCAAACTCTCAGGCCAATCAGGAGTCGCAGATGTCGAGGGCTACTACGGGAATGACGATTACAAGGCCTACTTACTGCGAGGTATGTTCTATGGGGCAACCTACAGGACAGTGCGAGCTCTTGTTGGAGCTGTGTGCAGAAAGCCTGGCACACTTACAGTGCCCACCCGTAACGAAGAGCTCGAGGACGACATTACTGGTCAGGGTGTGTCCCTTGAGGAATTCGTCAAACAAGTCACAGGAGAGATCTTCCTTTGTGGACGAGGAGGAATACTCGTAGATCGTACGAAGGATGGCTCTCAGCCCTACTTTAGCTTCTACAATGCAGAGAACATTATCAACTGGGGCGAGGATGACGTCAGGAAGTTCGTCGTTCTGCGAGAGGTTGTCTACGTTACTGACGATCCTGCCGATCCCTACAAGGTGGAGGCTAAGACTCAATATCGTGAGATCCTTTTGAACAAAAATGCTGACGAGACTCAACAGACAGTTCAGGTCCGCGTCTGGAAACAGAAGCTTGGTGTAGATGGCAAGCTCAGCGCCAGCTACGAAATAGTTGATGACACTCTTCTGAAGAAGAGGTCTGGCAACCTGACTAGTTTCCCTTTCGTCTTCGTCAGTCCTGATTCTCGCTCGAACAAGATCGAGAAACCTCCACTCCAGGACTTGGTCAACGTGAACGTAAGTCACTGGCGAAACAGCGTGGATCTCGAGTATGGTCGCCACATTCTCGGACTTCCAACACCCTACATGACTGGTGTTGATGCTACGAACAAAGAACCTGTCGCATTGGGTCCTGGTTCTTGCATCAAGCTCAGCGATCCTGGTTCGAAGTTCGGTTTTGCTGAGTTCACAGGAGTCGGTCTCACAGAACTGAGGCTGGCATTGAGCGAGAAGGAAGAGCTCATGGCCACACTCGGCGCTCGTATCTTGTCGAGTCAGGCTGCTGCCACTGAAACCGCCGAGACTGCCAAGATCCATGCTGCTGGTGAGGATAATGCTCTCTCGAGCATCGTGAATGGTGTGGAAGAAGCCATCGAGGCAGGTCTAGAAGTAGCAATTGAGTGGGATGGTGGAGACCCGGCAACTGTCGAGTACGAGATGAGTCGTGACTTCACGAACATCAGGATCGATGCACAGACTCTCACAGCCTTGCTCGCCGTCGTCCAGGCCAACAAGATGTCGATCGAGTCCTTCCTATGGAACATTCAGCAAGGTGAGCTCCTCGCTCCTGGTGTGTCTATCGACGACGAAATGCAGAAGATCGAGACGCAGAAACAGGCAGCTGCAGACATGCAAGCTGAGCTGTTCGCAAAAGCGGGTGGCGCTGCCGCGACCGGGTTCGGTGCACGTCCAGGAGGCTCCGCAGTTGGCAAGAATGACCCCAAGAAGGCTCAGGAGGACGGCAAGGGTGGGGTTCCCTCGGCTGGAGCACCCGGAGCCAAGCAGCAGGGTTCAGGCTCGAAAGCTCAGGATTAACACATGGGTGCCTCTGTCGCCGATCGCATCGCAGTAGATCTGGTCCGTAATCAGGTCGATATCGCTCGCTATGCAGAGACAGTAAAGCTTTATGTCACCCAGCTCCTCGGAGAATTGCAGGATAGCATCGTGGGGAGACTCGCAGGCAAAGATCCCACGATGCCTGTACGCACAGCGTATCAGCAGGCCAGACTGGAGCAGATCTTAGCCGAGGTCAAGGGTATCATCGACGACGGCTACAAGGGCATAAAGAACGAAACTGATAGCTCCTTGTACGACTTCGCTCGCGTGCAGCAAGCTTCTGTCCTTGGTTCAGTGAACAATATGTTGGGTACCGAGCTGATGACGCACGCTCTAACCAACGAGCAACTGAAACAGATAGCCTCCGATACGATGATCAATGGCGCAAAGTCAGGCCAGTGGTGGAATGATCAACAAGAGGAGATGAAGTTTGCCTTTGAACGAGAGATGCGACAGGGGATGTTGCAAGGCGAGACGCTCGGAGAGCTCATCCAGCGAGTCCGTGGCAAGCGTGCCTGGAAGGATCAACCTGGTCGTGAGGCTGTGTCTGGATTTTTTGACAAGAGCTATGCGCAAGCTGAAGCTCTGGTAAGGACCTCGGTCATGGCTGTGGCCAACCAGACTCACCTGGACGTATACAATGCGAACCTCGACGTAATCTCCCAGATTCAGTGGCTCAGCACACTTGATTTGCGGACTACTCCAATATGCCAAGGACTGGATAGCAAGACCTGGGATGCCAAGACGTATGCTCCGATTGGGCACTCCTTCCCATTCCCTGGTCCAACTGCACACTGGAACTGCCGAAGTACTCAGATCCCCGTGACCAAGTCCTGGGAGGAACTGGCTACGCAGAACAAGGCTCTGGCTAAGCAGATGGATGCTCTTCCTGAGTCTACGCGAGCCAGTATGGACGGTCAGGTAGCCCAGAAGATGACGTACGAGGAATTCCTCCAGAAGCTTCCTGAGAAGCAGCAGATGGAAGTGCTCGGCAGCAAGTACGATCTTTGGGCGAAGACCAAGGAACTCGCTGTTTCAGATCCTGCGAGGATCACGCTAGCCGACATGCTCGACCAGAAGGGAAACCCGCTCAGCCTGACTGAGTTTGCAGATAAGGCTGGTTACAAGCTGGACCACCCGGACGAGATCAGGGCTCATATTGCAAGGCTAGAGGAAGAAGCTCGAAGGATATCCGCAGAGCAGCAGCGTTTGCTTGAAGAACACACCAGGATGGAACTCGAGAAGCAGCGCATAGCAGAAATGCAGCGTCTCAAGGAAGAGGAACTGAAGGCCAAGGTTAAGTCTCCTGTGATTGATATACCTCAAATCAAGCAGTTCACTAAATCTGAGATGGACCAGATGACTCTCGAGGAGATGAGGTCTAGCAATTGGAAGCAGCTGGCTGATATCAGTCGAGTCCTGAACGATGAATACTATGCAGCCTACAAGATGAAGGACCCTATCGAAGCAGCTCGAGCCTTGGAGTTAGTCGTCAAAAAGGCGGAGGGTATAGTATCGCAGTACGGAACATACAGCGACTACCTGAAGAAGATAGGCAAGGGCTACTCCGAGAACATCATCAACTACCAGAGGACGGTCGCCAACGCTAAGTCCGAAATGCTGAAGATGGCTAAGGACTTCGCTGTGACTCGAGACAAGATCATCACCCAGGCGAACAAGCTCTTGGCGGAGCAAGGTCTGCCATTGTTCAATGCGCCGATGACACCCAAGCAGATCAAGGATCTAGAGGTTCTTCGCAAGGCTACTCCTGGTTTGGTCGAGAAGCTTCCTGACGATCTTGTGCTCAAGTACGGTCGTCGCTACGACGATGCTACGAGAGCCGCAGGGTTAGCCTCGGACATCAAGGACGACATCTCGATGATCCGGAGGACGATCGCCAACACCCAGGCGAACATAGCCAATTTCTCAGGCTACAGCCGTGAGTACAACGTGGCATTGCTGGAGCGCCAGGAGGCCCTCTTGGCGAAGTACGATTCCATTGCTGCCAACCCTGAGAACTGGCTCTCGCGCTTCGCCTGGGAGAGCCGGGTTGAGTTTATCACATCAGAGGATATCAAAAATGATCTGATGATCAGGTCTGGCAAGGAAATGACCAAATTAATCAATGCTTTCGCTAAGAAGTTCGATGGTCTAGGCTTCGACAAGAGATTCTTCTCCACAAACTTCGTAGATATCTCCTATGCCAACACCCCAGCTCACGTAGGCGGATACTACAAGTCAGACTATAAGGCCATTGAGATCAGCAAGGGATACGCAGCAAAAACCTCAATCGGGATGCAGGTCGACAATGTCCTAGTGCATGAGTTCGGACACCACCTCGACCTAACGGTGCTAGAAGACTCTCGGGTATTTGATCAGACGAAAGTCTGGCAACAGAAGAAGATCGTGAATGCTGCCTTCGTGGAGGAGCAGAAGAAGGTCAAGGACATCTACGATTGGACTAGCAAGGGTTATACTGGATCGGCGGCTGACATCTTCAATCCTCAGCGAGACCAGATCAAGAACGCCCTCGTAGCTTCCAGATCTAATGCTCCGTCTGCTTATTCCTTGATGAACCGGCGCGAGTTCTTCGCAGAGTGCTTCGAGCAATATATCAACAAGCCTGACACTCTTAAGCGCAAGCTACCTGCTGTATTCGACGCCTTCGAGAAGCTGTTCAAGTCTGACATGTTTGTGTAGGAGGGTATATGGATCTCATTGGAGAAGTGCACGATCACACTGGCAAGAAGGTCGCGGACATTGGATCTGAAGGGCAGATCTACCATATCTACGACGACGCATTCCAGGCTATCATTAGCAAGTGGTTGGCGGAAGGGATCACAACCAAGAGTGGAGCTGGGGAAGATGACTTCGACATCGTTGAGGAACAGGACTTCAATGGCGATGTAAGGCAGTACAAGTATGAGCTCTACGTGGAAGATTATACATACCACGAGAAACCCAACTAGAGCCTGTGGCTCACTAACCAACCCCATAGGAGGCCCAAATGGCCGCTCCATCCGCAATGACCCTCTTCCAAATTTTCAAGCAGTACCTCGGAGATGGGACGATCGACCTCGACACGGACACCATTAACTGTGCCATTATGGCCAGCGGTTGGACTCCGAACGCAGCCACCCAGGGCGTCTGGGCGGATATCTCCGCTTCCGAGATCGCGAACGGCAATGGCTACACTACTGGTGGTGTTGCTCTGACTGGCAAGACCTACATCGCCACTGGTGGCGTTGCCGCCTTCAAGAGCAGCAACCCTGGCTGGACTGGCTCTGGAGCTGGTTTCGCCGGACGCTATTACGTCTTCTACAAGGTCGGGACTGCCAACTCCAAGACCAATCCACTGATCGGTTACGGTCTTTTTGATTCCGCGCCTGCGGACGTCAGTTTCGCGCCTGGGAATACGATCAACCTCGTACAGCCTGCCGCTGGCTGGTTCACGAACACCTAGGAGGAGGCTCAAATGAATCCCGGTGATCGCGTCATCGTCCTTCCACCCTTTGCGGATGCCTTCCCCGGTGTCCACACCGTGTCCACTGTCGGCACCGCCGATGATGGACAAACGGTGATCTATCTTGAGGGAATCGAGTCGGCCTTCGCGCCTATCTATCTGGAGGCCGCGCCATGACGGATTTTGCGACTACCTCAGATGTAGTCTCTGCCCTCGCCGCCAGCGGCGGAGGCGGTGCGGGTGGGCGGTTCAACATCTACAAGACAAGCCTAACCGCCGTGGCCTCCAACTGGTATTCCGGCTGGCAGGAGGGCGGTGCGCCTGCGGCGGGTGCGACCCCCGGAGCGTGGGCTAACCCCACCTACGCAACACTCGGGGCCTACAATCCGAACTACGTCAACCCCGGCACCGCCACCTGCCGCCTGCTATGGGGCTCAATCGCCCAGGCCAACGCCGGTCAGGGCAAGTGGCTGGTGGATCGCCTGGGACACATGGGCGGTCTCAGCGGGACCGTGACCACAGCACAGTCCACCGGCGCGGTGATGACTTCGCCCGTAAGCGATGGCCGTTGCTCTTCGGACTACTCCGATGTGGAGCACTACCTGGAATGGTATTCCGCCACTGGGTCCACCGGCGTCACCGCCACTTGCGCCGTGACCTACAACGATGCCTCCACCGGATCCGTGTCCGTCACCGTTGCGGCCTCCATGCCTGCCTACCGCATGCTCCCGATCCAGCCTCCCGCTGGCACTGTTGGCAAGTGGATCAAGACCGTGGATTCCGTGACCCTCAGCGCGAGCACTGGAACGGCTGGCAGTTTCGGCGTCACGGCGATCAAGCGGCTTGCATCGTTCATGAGCCTCGCCGCGAACTACACGGACATCAGGGACTTCGCCGCGCTCCAAATGCCCAAAGTCGGGGCCAATGCCTGCATAAATGCAATGTATTGGACAGTTACGACCAGCACCGGAATCAGCCTCGGCTCCTTCGCCATCGGAGCTAAGTAGCCATGCTCTGGACCACCCGCGCCACGACCCAGAACCTCCGGGATGAAGGTGTCCTGGGGTCCGTGACCGGGTCGGAGTTCTGGGAATCCGCTTCTGGTGGATCGACGACCTATCTCAATGTCCCATCTGCCGTCGCCATCATTACAGCCACCATAGCACCTAGCTTACTTCAGAACCTTGCAGTTCCATCAGCGACATCAATCTCAGCAGCAGGGCAGACTCCCTCACTGACAGTGAACCTTGCTTGTCCTGCCGCTGCGACCATCATCTTTGCTACAACTGCACCGAGCATTGCCTTATCAACCAGTCTGCAGGTCCCTTCTGCGACAGCAATCACGACAACTTCGGGATCCCCAAGCCTGGCAGTCAGTCTCGCAGTTCCAGCAGCTAGTTCGATCTCGACAGCATCCACAGCACCAAGTCTG